TCAAGTACCTCTAAGTTTAGGTCAAGTACCTCTAAGTTTAGGTCAAGTACCTCTAAGTTTAGGTTAGGTCATATGGAGACGCACATCGATTCCCATACTTTCCAGTTCTTGGAGCAATAGCTTCATTGCGTACGGTAGTTGAATCTGGACCACTTCGTCATCCTTGATGTGTTGTCCAGCAAATTTGAAGATCTGTTGTTGTGGATTTCCAATGATTAAGGCCTCTTCTTTTTTACTAACATAGGCCTTAAACAGATCAGACGAGTCCATCATTCGTTCCTTCAAGAACTTAGGCACTCCATGTGCAATCAACACATCACGTTCCATTTCTCCCAAACGGAGACCACCATTACGTGATCGTCCTTCAGCTGGTTGACGGGTCATAATTTGAACTGGTCCGCTTTCTCGGCTGTGAACCTTATCAACCACCATATGCTTCAACCGTTGATAATAGGTAGGTCCATAGAAGAAGACCACATCGAACATTTGCCCAGTTTGCCCATTATACATCACTTCATTCCCCAGTTCATCGAGTCCGTATCGATGAAGGGTGGCCTTAAACTGATCAAAATCTAAACTGGTAAAGGGTGTAGCATCTTGTGTTCGACCACTACTAACTGCGATCTTTCCCAGCATTGTTTCTAGAAGTTTACCAATGGTCATACGTGATGGGATACCATGTGGATTCATAATCATATCTGGCACCAATCCATAACAATTCATCGGCATATCAATTGACTTATACAAGATTCCAGTTGTCCCCTTTTGTGAATATCGACTGGCAAATTTATCACCAATTTCAGGTTTGCGTAGATTGCTGATACGAACCTTAATAAATCGGTGTCCTTCGGCGTTGAAGGCTGAAGTACCTTCACCCTCTGGGATTACCTTGTCAATGGTTCCAAAATCGTTAATCCCAATCGTCGTACTAGCATCCTTGAACGCAAACTCCTTTTGATCTTTGTCCTTCAGTTCAATGACCTTACCAATGATCACATCGCCAGGACCCACCACCCGACCAATGATCGGTTTTCCATCCGCATCGATCTTATCGTATGATTGAGCCATTTTGACCCCCATCGTCTGGTTTTTATCTGGTTTCGTAAACTTCTCGGTAGTAGTCGTTACCGAACGATGTTTTTGTGCCTTGTCAACATAGGTTCGAAAGAATAGGGTATTGAAGAAACCACGTTCCACTGCATCACCGTTGACGACAATTGAATCTTCTTGATTATACCCAGTATAACAAGCGTACAATAACATCGAGGTGGCTCCATGTGGTAGTTGTTCCATCATGGTGTACCGACCCAAGCGAGTGGTAACCAACGGACGTTGCCCATACACTAGCACGTGTGCCAAGGTATCCATTCGAGAATTATAATTGGTGGTATAATATCCGATTGATTGTTTGGCCATTGAACTTTGGTAACAGTTACGTGGTGACTGATTGTGGTCAGAGAACGGAATCATGGCTGAGACGACTCCCATCATCATCATTGGATGAATTTCACAATGAGTGTACCGCACAAAATGTTGATTACGTTGACTGTTGGCTTCCATATCAGCCACGGTCATGGCAATCATTGCCGTTTCAATCTCATTGGTATCCAAATACTCAATCACACCCCCATTATTAATGGTCGCATTTTTCGCATCGGTGGTGGAGAAACCCATCATATATTGTGGCCATTTGATCTTCTTAGCGAACAACTGTTGACGAAATTGATCTGATTGTTTCTCAATCAATAATCGGCAATCATCAACCGCCGAATTTTCTTCCACAATATACAAGGGGCGTGTATACCTTCCACCATCGGTTTGAATGTGGATTTCTTTCCACTCGATGAACCAAGTGATCGAAATATGAGGAACAATAATTCCATGTCGTTTCATAATTCTTAAACGGTCATATAACTTCTTGGTTTCCTGTTCGCGGATACAACCGTACCAATCCCCATTGACGAAGATTTTGGTGCAAAATTCCACATTTTTAGCGATGTTTTCAATCAAGTCAATCACACCCAACTTATTCAAAATAATTCGAACAGTAGAATCACTGGTTTGTATAGTGATATGGGTCTGCATCGACAAATTTTTGACGATTCCAATTTGTTGACCTTCTGGGGTCTCATTGGGACAACACATCCCATAGTGTGTCCCATGTAAACGGCGTGGTGGAACGATTTTACTACCCGACCGTTCCAACGGTGATTGGACTCTTCGTGTGTGTGACATGGCGGCAGGAAACGACATCCGATTTAACACTTGTGCAATTCCCTTATCACTGGTTGACATACTACTTTTTTGTGTGCTCCAATTACCAGTCGATAAACCGTATTTGATCTTGGAATCAATGTTGCACCCTTGGATAATTTTGCGAATCGTCTGTGGGATCTTAGTTACATCACTTTGGGTCAGTAGTGGTAGAATTTGTTGACGCAAATCCTTGGTCAATTTAATAAAACTGCTTCGGAACAGTTTATCCAATAGGGCACCAGCCAGATCAACTCGTTTATTACCATAGTGATCTCGATCATCATATGGGCGAACACCAAAATAACAGTCAATCAACTTGCGCGTCATGTAACCCAAGAAGAACGCTTTCTTACGGAAATTTTGACCAATATTGGGTGCCATCTGCCCAATATGCGGGAACAATTCACGGTTCAAAATCTCCTTAACGTACTTGATTTGACAGTCGATATGTTGTTCTTTGAACGCATCATTGAACGAGATATTCAACCTTTCCGATAAGTATTTAAGTGCTTCTTCTTGTGTGGTGACACCCTTCTTACGAGCCTCATCAACTGAAGGAATTAACAAATTAGTATAATTATTACCGATTTTGTCAATGTCTGGCATCATCATTTCAAACATCTCTTGTTCAGTGCCGACCCCTAGGGCTCGAAAGATCACGAACAAGGGAACATCATCTTTCAAATACGGCATTTGAACCTTGAAGGTGCGACCAGAGACACGATTCTCTTCACTATCTTTTTTGGCGGCCCTCGCAGTTGGTTCCTTGGTCAATTTAACCTTGTTGACGCGGATTGGATAAAATCGTTGGTCAATTGACGATTTAATTTCGGCTTCATGTGTGTATTTACTGGTTGATGACTTGGGCGGAAGCCACACAAAAACGTGATTTTCCGCCACTCGCTCCTGTGAGATTAGGACTTTTTCACCACCATTGACGATAAAATATCCACCTTGATCGAATTCATCTTCGCCCAACTCAGGTAAACTAAGTTCACTATTGTCGCTAAGATGACAATAATTGGAATGTAGCATGACTGGTAATTTAAGGAACGGTATATGTGATTCAATCTGAGGTGGCTTGTTATTAATGGTATATTTAACATCGATAAACATGGGTGCAGAATAAGTCAAATTGCGCAAACGTGCTTCATTGGGGTATAACCGTTTGATCACGTCAGTATTTTCGTGGATCAACGGTTTACTGAGGTGAATGTGCTCGAATTCGATGGTGCAAGTCTTTTTGAAGGTTCCTTTAATTTTGTCGTAATCTGTCGCGATAGTGATTGGATTGTTCCGTTCAATAATTTGGGGAATGATGTAGTCGACAAAATTATTATACGAATCAATCTGGTGTTTGGTCAAGAATTTATCTTGTTCAAAACAACTATCCATCACAGTCCATGTATCAACATCCCAATCAAACTGACGAGGTGATGACATGTTAATATAATATTAACTATAGATAATAATTAGGATAATCACAAATCAATTTTTATATTTGCGATTGCGTGTAAAATCAAATTATAAACTTGTAATTATAAATTATATTTGATCAAATGTCCGAAAAAAAAGCGGAAAATCTTGAAGTCTATGATGGATGCATTGGAATCGATTTAGGAACAACTTTCTCTTGTTGTGCAGTGTGGATTGGCGATCATATGGAGATTATTCCTAACGATCTAGGTAACCGTACCACCCCAAGTTGGGTTTCTTTTAGTGGCGACGAACGCCTAATCGGTGAAGTAGCCAAACAACAAGCCAATAATAATCTAGGTCGCACCTTATATGATGTTAAAAGAATCATCGGTAAACAATTTAGTGATCCAGTATTACAAGAGGATTTGTGTAATTATGCATTCGTGATTAAACCTGATAATCAAGATCGCCCTGTAATCGAGGTAGACATCAATGGAACTATTAAGACGTTTATGCCTGAGGAGATCTCGGCAATGGTACTCAATAAAATGAGAGTTATCGCCGAAAACTATCTTGGTAAAAAAGTCACCAATGCAGTAATTACGGTTCCTGCCTACTTCAACGACGCACAACGAACCGCTACTAAAAATGCCGCACAAATCGCTGGTCTTAATTGTATACGAATTATTAATGAACCGACCGCCGCCTGTTTATGTTATGGGTTACATAACAAAGGAGTTCACAATATCTTGATCTTCGATCTAGGTGGTGGGACTTTAGATGTCTCCCTATTAGAACTAAACAAGGGGATTTTCGAAGTTAAAGCGACTTCTGGCAATACTCATTTGGGTGGTGAGGATTTTGATAATCGGTTGGTGACTCACTTGCGCAAGGTTTTCGAATCCCAACATAAAAAACCGATTACCGACGATAATACCCGAGTCCTACGTAAATTGAAAGATCATGCCGAAATCACTAAAAACCGTCTATCTCAACAGCAATCCGTGCGGGTCGATATTGACGCCTTGTATGAGGGTATCGATTTCCACTGTCAGGTCACTCGAACGACGTTTGAAGCAATTTGTATTGATCTGTTCAATAAATGTTTGAATCCAATCAAAAAAGTACTAGAAGATGCAGAGATCGAAAAGAAAGATGTTGATGAAGTCGTGCTAATCGGTGGTGGAACCAGGATCCCTAAAATCCAAGAGATCTTGACCACCTTCTTTGATGGCAAGGTACTTAATAAAAGTGTTAGTCCAGACGAAGCCGTGGCGGCAGGTGCGGCCATTCAGGGAGCAATTTTATCTAAATCGGATACCAGTGGAACCACTAAGGATTTATTACTGGTTGATGTCATTCCATTATCATTAGGAATCGAAACAACTGGTGGTTTGATGGCTACCATTATCCCTCGAAATGCGACCATTCCGTGCGAAAAATCATCTATGTTTTCGACCGTGGAAGATAACCAATCAACGGTCATGGTTAAAGTCTATGAAGGGGAACGTAAATTCACCAAGGACAATCATCAGTTGGGCACTTTTGAACTGTCTGGAATCCCCAAAGCAATCCGTGGAGTTCCTAAAATTGAGGTAACCTTTAAATTAGATACTAACGGTATTCTGAGCGTTACCGCTTTCGAAAAGGAAAGCCAGATTACGCAATCGGTGACCATCTCCAAGGAAAGTGGACGTTTGACCGAAACCGAAATTCAACAGATGGTGGAAGATGCAGATCGCTACCGTGGTGCTGATGAATTAAAGAAGGAAGTGGTCGAATATCGCAACTCTTTCGAGAAATACCTTCGAATGTCACAAACGACCATCAATGATACCGAGTATCAAGATGCCCTAACAATGGATGAAAGGAGTTATGCCAATCAACTAATTTTGAATTCACTTGATTGGAACAATGCGACCGATCCAACTACAGGGGAAGCATGTGAACGCAAGAAAGAGGAAATTGTCGATTGTAAATCATCGGTGGAGTTCTATTTGAAACCATTGATTAATAAAGTGTACGCTCGACAACTGAGTGTCGCTGGACAAAAAGAAGAAGTCTCACCAACCAGTGCCACGCAAATCAATGCCCTTCTAGATCAATATGGATCCTCACCTAATCCTAATCCTAAACCTAAACCTAAACTCAAGTTGAAAATGCTCAAAAATACTACAAAATAATGATGTAGTTAAGCAACAATTTCAACAAAGTAAAATATAATTTATTAAAATCGTAAAATATATTTTATTAAAATCGTAAAATATATTTTATTAAAATCGTAAAATATATTTTATTAAAATCGTAAAATATATTTTATATTAAATTCAATTTTTATTCACATAATTCCACGTTGATGGGCACAATTCGATCGCGATTAGATGCGCAGGCAACCTTACCACATTCATCATCTTCACTCTCGTTATCACTGTTATCCATAGAAATATTAATTTTCAATACTTCACTTTCGTCATTAATTTGTGATTTATCAGATAAAGTGTCTGGTGATAGGGTACCAGTGGGTAAAATACCAGTGGGTAAAGTACCCTTGAATAATGAGTCTTGATCATTGAGCAGTTTCAAATAATCGAGATTTCTGGGATTCTCATAGAATTGGTTCGATACATCGTTCTTTTTACTTGATGTTGTCTTCTTATCAATTGGTCTCTTCTTATCAACTGAAGCCTGTTTGATGATCTTTTGGTAGGTTAAATTGATCTCAGCACATTGTTGAATCACTTGGGTATTCGATAGGTCGAGACTTGGTGCTAGATTGAATTGATCCAAACATCTTGCCATAATTAACATGTAAATAATCACATAGGTGCATGTTTCATAGTCTTTCTTCTTGTATAGTGAGACGTAAAGAGCAATCGTCACGTTCAACGTTTCGGTAATTTCGCCGATTTTAACTTTGTATTTTTTTTTGTTAATTTTAATTTGGGTTTTAATTTGAAGGATGATAAACTTAAAAATTAATACAATACTTTTTTTAGAAATTAATGGAGAAATCTTAAAATCGATGTTGACATCGATTAAATAGTCGGTGTCTCTGACAAACCAGTCAATATAAAAAATACAATTATCAATGGTATTGTTGTAATAATTTGTCACAAAATGAAAAAAATATTGATAAACAACCGAGTTAATCGCGAGATTTTTAACGAATACACCAATAAATTGATTACTTTTGTCGAGAATTACACCGTCAATTACGTGGTTCTGAATAGTGGTGGGGATTGATAACTGATTTTTCTGGGACAAACAAAGTAATGTTAGTGTTTCTGACAAATGATTACGTAATTCTTGATTATTACAAAGATTTTTTAGGTTGCCTGTGTATATTTTTTTTATCTCACAATATAGTGAATATTGTTGGTCAATATAGTCCAATAACAAGGGATCGTTATAATTAACAAATTTAAAATAAAATGATACAATTGTATCCCAAATTTGTAAATGATAACCTGATGCAAAGACTTCGGCTCCCCAATAGTTAGTTTCCTTGACTAATCCCTTATTAAGACAATCAATCAGCGCACTGATCGCTTGATCCTTAGTGTAGTGATTAATCGTGGTTTTTGATGATGATTTTGGTTGAACTACTTGATAATCGATGGGAACATTATAATTCATCGTATAGATTCTAATATAGAGATCGTTTAAAATTAATAAATTTAAATTAATGATACTAATATATCATTATTGATGGCTGAGATCAATCCTTATCAAATTTTAGGCGTATCCAATGATGTGACAATCGATGTTGTTAAAGACGCTTATCGTAAACTAGCCACCGAACATCATCCAGATAAAGGAGGAAATCCAGAGACCTTTAAAATCATTAAATTGGCGTTCAAAATGATTGTCGATAACATCAAGAAAGGTGTCACAATTCCAAAGAATACCCCCACCTTTCTGGAAATGAGGGATGCGTCACAGAATTTCCAACCAGTCAAATATCAGACACCACAAGAATTATTGGGGATCGGTAATCCTAATCGAGAGTTTAAAATCAATTCATTCAATCAGAAATTCGTAGAAAATATGAAGGGTAGTGGGGATTTTGTCGGAGAAGACTATCGTGAAACGAGGACTAACGAGCAGTTGATTGCTGAACAAAAATCAATCGACGGAGAACTGTCAAATATTAAACCAATTTTCGATAAAAAAGGATTCAATCCTAATGTCTTTAACCGCTTATTTGAACAAGTTAACGGTACACCAGGAGACACTAAAGACATGCAAACTTACGAAGAACCTATTGCACTCAGTTCAGGGATTCAGCCATATACTGAAATTGAGGATGACAAATTTAAGCAAACTGATCGCCTCACGTCCTTGGGATTTAGTGATATATCCCTCAATTTTGGGCAGAAAAACCCTAATCAAATTGACAAAGAGATGATTGCCAAATTGTCAGCACAACCCGACATTACTGATGTGTCGACTAAGGAGGCGGATTATCATAGTAAAATGAAACAACGTTTGAGTAACTATCAAAATACACAACTTAATTTCCATCCTAAACCAGAAGATCCATCAAAATTACCTGAACAATTACGTCCCAGTAACTCAGCAACTGATAAAATTTCACAACATGGATTAAATGATGCATATAATCAAAAAATACAAGAAAGAAATAATTTATTTACACCGAAAATGTCACAACACCCTCAACAGCAAGGGTTTCCTCAACAACAAGGTTTCCCTCAACAACAAGGTTTCCCTCAACAGCAAGGGTTTCCTCAACAACAAGGTTTCCCTCAACAACAAGGTTTCCC